CACGTACTCGCTGATGAACTTCGTCACCTGCGTCTGCGAGCGCGTCTCACCCGACTTGAGTCCCATAAAGTGGCACAGCTCGTCCGTCAGCGGGCGCTGAACAAGAAAAGCATTGTTGGCGCGACGGGCCTCATAGACCTTGAGCTCCTCGGGCGTCATGTCCTTCGGGTCCTTGCGCTTCTTCTTCTTGCCGTCACGGGCCTCGCGCTTGGCCGTCTTGATGGCGTCCTGGACACCCTTCACGGCGTCGCGCAGGCGGGTCTGGAGCTCAGCGCCCAGCGCCTTGAGCTTCTCACCGAGGGCGGCGAGCTGGACCTCCGACGACTCCGTGGACTCAACCACGACAGGGGCGGACGGCGTCTCAACGGTCGGCACCGTGAGCGAGGCGGCGCCCGCGGCGACCTTCTCAACCTTCACGGCCTTGGCCTTGACCACCTTCGGGGCCTTGGGGGCCGCCGCCGAAACAGGGGCAGGGACGGCGACGACGGGGGCGGCGGACTTGGCATCGGACTTCTTGGCAGGCATCTTGTTTGCCTTAACGAGAGAGGAAGAGGAAGACATTTCTAACGCGTTGGTATACTCTTACCCTACGGCGGTCATGTAAATCGCTTGCGTCAGGAAATCGGGGGAGGGGCGCATTGTATACCTTAACATCCTCTGCTTGGTGCAGACATAGTAGGTTCTGTAGGCGACGACGGGGTCTGGGTTCTTGTATTCGTCAGGCATGGCTGGCTTGGGTGGTGTCCACTCTTCGGAGAGACCTTGCGGGGTGTTCATGCAGAGCCAGACCAGGTGCTCCTCGCACTTGTGATGCTTGCCGTATCGGTATGTGTACTCCTCACACAACTCCAGTCCGAGACGGCAGAGCCAACGGTAATTGGCGCTCGACTCACGAACCCACTTTGCACAAGGGTGGTTGGGATGGGTCTTCTTATAGGCGTTTGACGGCATGGGTGTCCCACAGACCCAGTGGGCGCAGTACAGGAGCTGGCAGGTCTCAAGGATCATCTTCACGACGTGTTTGTCGCAGTGAAGGCGAGCCGCTTCGACAGGGTCGAGGGAGAGGAAGAAGATGTTCATGGTGGCGGGTATCCGTTAGCCTGCCACTGCTAAACCCATTTTTAGCAGCGATATAGGGCCGACAGAACCATGAACACAAAGTCGTAGGCGTTGGACTCCATCAGCATGAAGATCAATGCATTCAGACTGGTCATGATGTAGGAGTTGGGCGTCATCTGTCGACCAATCTGGAGGCCTCGCGTGCAGTAGACCAGCGCACGATGAGGGCGTCTTTGCATCCCATTCAGATCGATCGACAGGATGCGAAACATGGTCGACAGGTTGTCCTTGGTCAAGTCCACAAACATGTTGGGATGGACATCTTCAAACCCGTAGACCCGGAAGATCTGACACACGGCCGTCCACCTGCGAAAGATACGGTCGGCAGTGAGAACGTCTGTCTCTGACATTGTCGTCATGCCCTTCTTGCGGCGGTAGATCCATATCTTCTTAAGGCGCTGCTTCACCTCGTGGGCCAACTCGACATTCGTGTACGGATTTGTGGGCGCTATGGATCGTATCGACCAATCCCACAGGGTGCAGAAATCAAACCACCACACCTTGCCTCCCTCTTCCAGGCCTACATAGTCAAACGGGTGCTGGCGATTCTTGGATTCAAGAGTCACGAGCTCCTCGTCGTTCACGCAGTCGCCACGGCACAACACGCCAGGCCCGCACAGTGCGAGGTAGCGCCTGAGTTTCCACCCGCGAAAGATGGCTTGAAAGCGGATCAATGGAGCAGACCTGTCTTTCATGACACTTGCCCAAAGCCTGGGCGTCTTGACACCACGATGGTGTCCACACATCGCATGCCCAACCAATGCAGTGTGTGGACACTGGTCATCGGTCTTCTTGTTCTTTGTCGATGCACACCTAGGCATCCCTTGATTGATTGGTACAGTTTCTTGAAAGTTGGATTCGTTCACTAAAAACGGAAAGTGGCCCAGATAGGTCAACCAGTCTTACAACACAATCAACATGTCTGCTTCCGCCATCGTTCCTTCTGAGACTCTGGATATCAACCGCGTCACCATCGGCGAGATCCGCGCCAATAAGGCAGGCGGCAAGACCGTTCCGATTCGCTACAATGGCCAGAACTTCCAGGTCCGTATTCCGCGCATCTTCTATCCCGCTGGTGTGGTTGTGCGCACCGATGATCAGGGCAAGAGCAGCTACAGTCTGCTTGCATCTCTCAAGGGATGCGACACCTTCGTGAAGCAGCGTGCGCCTGGCGATCTCGGTGAGATTGGCCAGCTGTACAACTTCATGCTGGACCTTCAGGAGAAGATCATCCAGCATGCGATTACGAACAGTGGCAAGTGGTTCGGCAAGTCCAAGTCGGAGGCAGTGCTCCGCGAGACGATGAAGCCGATCCTGAATCCTAGCGTGGAGAAGGTGAATGGTGAGTGGGTGCCGAGTGGCAAGTATCCGCCCAGCCTTCGCATGAAGATCTCGGTCTGGGATGGTGCGGTCAGCCTGGATGCGATGGATCCGAATGGCGAGTCCATCGCCGTGACGCTGGACAACATCGAGCAGGTGTTTGCCAAGCGCATGGAGGGTCGCATGGTCATTGCGCCGAGCATCTATGTCACGGGCACGGGCTTCGGCGTGACGTGGCGTGTTGTCCTCGCCAAGATCTTCCCGCCCACGCGCATGTCTGCCAAGGCGGCCTTCGCGGACATCAAGGAGCCTGAGGAGGCCAATGCTCGCGAGGATGCGGATGAGGAGACTGAGGACACGGTCCAGGTCCCCGTTGCCGAGCCTGAGGAGGAGGAGCAGGCCCCGCCTCCACAGATGAATCGGGCAAACACGGGTGGTGCTAGTGCGCCTCCTCAGACTGCGGCAAAGCCTGGTCGGAAGCGGGCTGCGGTGGCTGCAGCAATGTAAAGACCTTCGAACCAGACGGAGGCTTGTGAAGCGTCAAATATTCATCAACAAAGAACACCTTGGACAGATTAGGTAGATCAAGGTAAGAACCAACACAACCCGCATGGAGTGGCTCAAGAGAAGCCCATGCACACTTTTCACATGTGTATACCTTCGGGGGGTTCAAGACCATCTCGGGGCTGAACACGCGGACGGATCCCTTGGTACACTGCTCAAGGATCGTGGCGGCGGTGGTCCATCCCTCGGAGGTGAACCTCTCGTAGACAGACTCTGGAAAGACTGACCACAGACTGTCTCCGATCTCCCACCCCTTTTCCTGTAGGAGAGTTGCGAATGGGCTCTCGTAGTACCATCGCAAATGGACATCTGCATGGTCAATCAGGTCATGTTCGGCCAGTCCCACGCGGTCGAGATCTTCATCGTAGAGCCAGTAGACATTGGCGTGCGTGTAGGCAGGATCCCGACGACCACGGTACACCTCGCGACCGTCCATAGTCCACAAGTCTGAAACCACATCAATGTCGTGTTCTGTAATGTCGGTAGATACTGGGTACACCACGCGGCGATCGATGGCAGACAACATTGTTAGCCTGCGGCACTTAATCAAACGAGACCACAACGCGGACATCGTGACGACGGACAGACTTGGTGGCGGAACGGCTGAGCTCGTGGCGCTTGCGTCGCCCCTCCTCCGTATTGGTCACAACCTGAGAACACGCCTCCATGTCTGCATGAATCTCATCGTAGTGCTCCGTAAGGTAGTCCAGAACCTCGTCCTGCACAGCCCACTCAAAGAAGTTGAGCTGACCTACCGTCGTGTCCAGTCCACGAAACTGGATTCGCTTCCACCTGCAGAAAGGGTCAAACATCTTCTTGTTGTACGCCTTGAGATGTGCCTTGTATACCAGGTAGACGATCACATGCTTGTTGTCCTTGGTCAGGAAGGACACGTTCTGCTTCTTGGAGTAATTGGTCACAAACCAGTCAATCAAACGCAGACTGAGCTTGGACTCACCCTTGAGGATGGATTGAACGCGCTCGAAGGTCGCGGGGTTGGCATAGAAGTTCTCGAGGCGGTGGAGAACCCACTGTTCCTTGCTTTGAATTACAGTATCCGTCATACCTAATCTGTGTTTCACCAGTGAAAATGAGTTTAGGAGTTCAACGCATGGAATCTTGTAATGGATGACGCACTTACGCAGTGTCTCTGGGATGGACCCTTCACACACCTTCAAACGCGGATTCGTCAGTTCGTCCACTTCTGCGCAGGGTTGGTCCCTCTGTCTCACCGCGTGCTTCGCCGTCATGTTCTGGCTCGCGTGCACGAGTTGATGAAGGGCGAGCTTGGGCGCAGATGGGCTCGAGACCGCAATGTGCGACGGGTCATCCGTATCTACGGGCAGAATGATCAGCGAACGGCGGCGTGGCACTCCAAGCGCGGACAGATGATCACGGCCTCGGAGTTGGGTGCCATCTTCACGGGTGGTGAGACGCGGCGTGCGGTCATGATCCGCAAGCTGGATCCGCCTGCTCCATCAACAGGCCCGCCGTGTGCACCTCTGATCTGGGGTACACGATTTGAGCCCATTGCCAAGCAGATCTACGAGGAGGAGACGAACTGTTCCATCACCGATGTGTCGTGTGTCCAGCACCCAGTCCATGCCTTCATGGGTGCCTCTCCCGACGGCATCATCTTCCCCAAGGGACCACGAGACATGCGGCATGGTCGCCTGGTCGAGTTCAAGTGTCCCTTCTCGCGCGTGGCCAAGGATGGCGTGCCGTCCGCATACATCCACCAGATGCAGATGCAGATGGAATGTACGGGCATTGACGAGTGTGAGTATGTCGAGTTTCGATTCAAGCAGGTCTACTATGCAGAGTGGGTTGCCTTCCAAGGTCGCAAAGGTATCTTTGTGATCTTCGAGGATGACACTGTCAGCTACACCAAGGACGCATCCTGGGAGCAGGAGCACCAAAAGGTGCACTGGATTCTACAGTCTGTGAAGAAGGACTTTGTGCCGCGCGACCCTGCCTGGCTTCCCAAGCACTTTCCCGAGCTGAAGGCCTTCTGGGACGAGGTGGTCCAGCACCGAGCCAATGGGACCAAGCCCACGTCACCGCCGTCCACAACAGTAACGATAGACCTTTAACCACCACGGACGCCGATCGGCAAACTTGGCGTTCCACTCCTTGATGGTGAACCGATTGCCCATGCTCAAATTACACCGACGACAAATGGGATACAGGTTGTCAAGAGTCGTCTTGCCACCCTTGCTCTCAGGCACATCGTGTCCGCATTCAAAGTCAAATACATTCATGCGGTTCTGACACCACACAATGGTACATGGGCTCGAGAAGACATGGCCGCAACGGAGAATCCACACCTGTTCTCTCAGGGCGACTGGGATTTTCTGCTTATGAGCCATTGGGAATTACCATGTCTTTTCCTGTAGACGACCAGGAGGGGGTCCGCCAGTGACATTGATGTACGACTGGTACGCATTCACCTGAAACGGAGTCTGGAGTCCTTCAAGGGGCGGGGTCGTCACCTTGGGACGGGGCATATGGTTCGTGCGCTGGGAATAACTGGAGTCTGTCGTCACATCTGTGCGGACGATTCCACGCATGTCCTGGAACGCGGGGTC